TGGCCTAGTTAAAGTATTATAAATAATTTTAAATTATTTTACAAAATGAGGATATATGAATTTTTTGAAGCGATTATTCGACATAGGCAAACCTAAAGTTACTTTTTCATCTACAGTAGAAGGTTTGGAAAAAATCTCACCTATATTACCAGCAAATAAAGTCTTACCTCAATGGTTTAAAGACATTAAAGTATCTGGTGTTACTGAAGGCCATAACAAAATACCTTTATATTCTAATTTTAAATCTTGTCCTGGTTTTATAGATTTTGCTATGCAAGGTTATGTTGTACCTTTATGGTGTGATGTACATATAAATGTTAATTTAGTCAAAGGTATTGAATGGCGTACTCCTTGTAAAGAGTTTCAATTTGAATTTCATAGTGATGACCAATATAAAAATTATCTTCCAGAACACGCAAAAAGAAATACAATAGGTGTATTAAAACCCTGGTGCCCTTGGAGACTTTTTACACCAAAGGGTTATAGTGTTTATCAATTACCAATGACTTATGAATTTAATGATATATTTGAAGTTATGTCAGGAACTATTCATACCGATATGTACCACGAGATAAATCAACAAATGGTTTTAAAAAAAGAAGGTGAGTTTTTAATACCTAAAGGAACACCTCTCGCTGTTTACATACCATACAAAAGACAAAAATATGATTTTGAATGTATAACACAAACAGAAGAATTGAGAAAAAAAACTTATCTAACAGAATTGTCAACAGCAACTAAATTTACAAAACGTTTTAGAAATATAAAGGATATTATTAGTGAAGATAAATGAAAAACTTAATTTTATGGGTGAAGATTTTTGTAGTAATTTAAAAAATACATTTACAAGTAATATTTTTCCTTGGTACTACAATAATCACGTTGCTGAAGAAAGTAATGAAGGTACGGAGTTTTTCTTTACACATATAATATTTAACCATATAGAAAAAAAAGTAAATAGTGAAAGAGCATTTGAGTTGATAAGACCGTTATTAGATAAATTAAAATTAAATATAGAAAAATTAAAAAGAATTAAATTAAATTTATATACTAATCAAGGTAAATTTATAAAACACGATTTCCATACAGACTTTAATGAACCACATACGACTTTTATATACTCACTAAATACTACTGATGGTTATTTTGAACTTGACAATGGAACAAGAAGTTTAGATATAGCTGATAAACTTATAGAATTTGATGGATTGATACCTCATAGAGGAACAACTACAACAAATCAATTTTATAGAATGAATATGGTAATTAATTATGAAAAATAAAATACAAGTATTATTTCCTGACCACTTTTATACAGACGGACCATATCCTTTATTACCAAACGAAAAACAATTTATTCTTAATACAAAAGAAGATGTTTATAGTAATATCGGTGGTAATTTTACATCTACAAATAATTGTATTTTAGAGAGTGATAGTTTAAAGTCTTTAAAAGATTATATATTAAATTGTATAAATGAATATGCTTATGATTATATGAAAATAAATAAAGACACAGAATTTTATATAACACAGTCTTGGATTAATTTTAATGGTAAAGGACAAGCTCATCATACACACAAACATTCTAATAGTATCATTAGTGGAGTTTTTTATGTTGAAGGTGATGAAGATAGTCCTATAACATTTCATAGAGATGATGCTAAATCATATTTTGGTGGTAACTATGAATATATGATTGAAGAATATAATGTATTAAATAGTAGAACTTGGATAATGCCAAATAAAAAAAATCATTTAATATTATTTCCATCTACCTTAAGTCATTCTGTCAACCCTAATAATTCAAATGTAGAAAGAGTATCTTTATCATTTAATACTTTTATAAAAGGTACTGTAGGTGAGAAAAAAAGATTAACTGAATTAAAATTATGATATACGATATTAAAATAGTTGGTGGTGGTTCTGCTGGTTGGATGGCAGCAGCAACTTTAAAGAAATTATTTCCAAATAGAAACATAACAATCATAGAAAGTCCTAATGTTCCTACAGTAGGTGTAGGTGAAAGTACCATAGGTCAAATAAATCAATGGTTAAATCTATTAGATATAGAAGATAAAGACTTTATGAAAGCGTGTGACGCAACATATAAGTTGAGTATTCGTTTTGATAACTTTTATAGAAAAAACTCTGGTTCGTTTCATTATCCATTTGGAGATCCTGATTTTACAGGTAATTTAAATGGTAATAATGATTGGTACTTTAAGAAATTTTTAAATCCTGAAACACCAAATTATGATTACGCCAATTCAATGTATGCTCAAATGGCACTTGTTAATCAATATAAGATTAGTGACAAAAAACTAGAAGGACTAGATGGTTATGACTTTAAAAAAAACGTTGCTTATCATTTTGATGCTACCAAATTTGGTATATGGTTAAGAGATAATTATTGTATTCCAAAAGGAGTAGTACATATTCAAAAAGATGTTGAAAGAGTAATTACAAATGATGAAGGAATAGAAAAAGTATATTTAGATGATGGTACCATTTTAAATGCTGACTTATGGGTAGATTGTACAGGTTTTCAATCAATGTTATTAGGTAAAGCATTACAAGAACCTTTTGATGATTATTCTGATATATTACCTAACAACAAAGCTTGGGCATTAAAAATGGATTATGCACCTGGTACTCCTATCAAAGCACAGATGATACCTTATACTCAATGTGAAGCAATTGAAAATGGTTGGGTTTGGACTATACCATTAATGAGTAGAATCGGTACAGGTTATGTTTATTCTGACAAATACGTTACAGATGAACAAGCATTAGATGAATTTAGAGCTTGTTTATTAAGAAAAAGATGGATTAATCCAGTTACAGGAAAAATACAACCTGCTGGTTATGGTACCACAGCAATTGTAACTAGAACAAAAGATCCTGAATTATGTAAAAACATTACAATGAGAATTGGTAAACATAAAAGAGTATGGGTCAAAAATGTAGTTGGTATTGGTTTGTCAGCTGGATTTATAGAACCATTAGAGAGTAATGGTTTGTACACCGTACACGAATTTTTAGTGGGATTAAGTAGAGCTTTAGGAAGAGGAATGCAAGTATCACAATGGGATAAAGATGTGTTTAATGCTGACTGTAATCAAAAGTTTGATACATTTGCTCAATTTGTTTCTCTACATTATGCACTATCACATAGAGATGATACAAAATATTGGAGAGATGTTACAACAAGAAAATACTCAAAAGAAGTTGAAGAATTAAAACTAGGTGTGATAAAAGGATTTTCTTATGCGTCAGCAAGTAAAAATATAAACTATCAATTCTATGATGTGTTTGGTGGATTGCCTTGTATTGCTAGCGGAATGAATTATTTTCCTACTGATCCAATTGGTATAAAACATCAAACATATAATAGTGTGGAAGATTGGAAATTAGAATGGAAACCTTATATAAAAAATTTAGAAACTAAAAAAGATAGATGGAATAGGATAGCTTCTCAATGTCCTGATATGTATGATTATTTAATTGAAAAAATTTATGATGGAAAAAATCCACTAATAGAGTATGAAAAAGCACAAACAAAAAGAGAAGGTTTTGTAGGTTATGAAAGATTAGTTGATTGGGACGATAAGTGGACAGTTCCAAATAACGCAGATCCGAAAGATAAAAATGACAGTTAAAATAGGTTGGACACCTTATAAACGTTTACCTGATATGGAATCAATGGATTTAATATACTTTGAACCTGAAAAATTAAATTACTATAAAGACACGACAAGTTATTTTATGAAGTGTCCAGCAGTAAGTAATTTTCATAATAAATTTTATGTCATCAAATCACCTTTTGATTTAGAAATAAATTATAATAGAAAAAAAGGTGATGTTAGAATATCTGAAGATCAAAAATTTTATGATAGATTTGTTTCTTGGAGACAAAATGAATATGGTGAAAATGAAAGACCACTATTTTCTTTTCTATTCCAATATATGTTTGTTGCTGACGAACCTGTTTGGATAGAAACTTATCCAGCATTCTTACACGGTCAACCAGAAAACACACAATATATTCCTGGAAGTTTTGATATTTACAATTGGTTTAGACCTATTGACTTTAGTTTTCAAATGATAGATGATACGAAACCTGTTAAAATAAAAAGAGGACAGCCTTTATTTTATATAAAGTTTAATAGTAAAAAATTAAATGAAAATTTTATAATGAAAAGAATAGAGTGGACTAAAGACTTATTAAAACAAAGTCGTATAACTTCTGTACAAGAATGGGTTAGAGGATTATCTTGGAAATTAATGTTAAAAGGAAATCCTTTTAGACCAAAGAAAATGGTAAAGTAGATTATGGATTACAAATTTTATTATTGGGGACCTTATTTACATCATACTAAATTACCAGATGATGTATGTAAAGAAATGTTAAAAAGAGGTGAGAAACTAAAGTATAATAAAAAACACGATTATAGAGAACAACTTGCTGGAAATATAAGACACGAATATGTTTTTAATAAAGAAGATAGAAAATATTTTACAATGAATACTATGCTTATCTTTGATAATTATATGAAGTGTTTAAAAGATTGGAGTAATGTTGCACGTATACAAGATAAAAAAGTTTTAAGAGTATTTGACTTATGGATTAATTTTATGGGGCCAGATGAATATAATCCAACACACACCCACGATGGTGATTTAAGTTTTGTATTTTTTCCTAAAGTGCCTAAAGAATTAGAAACAGAATCTCATAATTATAAAGGAACGGGTGCTGGTCCAGGTAGAATTGAATTTACTTATGGTGAAAAACAAGATTACAATGTAATAGGTCACGCATTTTTACCTGAAACAAATGACTTGTTTGTCTTTCCATCATCTCTAAAACACTTTGTTTATCCATATAAGTCAAATGTTGAAAGAGTATCTATTTCAGGTAATATTGCTTTTGAGGATAACGACAATAAATTACAACCTATACCTATCAATTATGAAAAAAGTTAATGATTATATTGTTGTAAAAAATGTCTTATCAAAAGAAATATGTAAAGATATAATTTCTAATATTGAAAAAAAAGAATATTGGGAAAAACATAATTGGTATAATCCAAAAGACGACTATCGTTATTCAAAAAAAGAAAAAGAGTTAGATGTAATATCTATTGATAATCATTTAAGTGAAACTATAAATCCTTTAGTAAATAAAACTTTTATTGATTATGTAAAACAGTTTGATACAGGTGGTGAAAACACAAGTAATTTTTTAAATTTTTTTACGCCAGTAAGATTTAATAGATATAATACTGGTACAAAAATGAGAAGACATTTTGATTTTATACAATCAATATTTGATGGACAATATAAAGGTGTTCCTATTGTATCACTTGTCGGAGTTTTAAATGATGATTACGAAGGTGGTGAATTTGTTTTTAATGACGACCATATTATTACTTTAAAAACAGGAGATGTATTATTATTTCCATCTACATTTATGTACATACACGAAGTTAAAGAAATTACAAAAGGCACTCGATACTCTTTTGTAAGTTGGGGTTTTTAATGATTTTAAAAAATAATTTTTACTATTATCAAGCTGTATTTACACCATCTCAATGTAAACAAATAATAGATTTGGGATTAAAAAAAATAAAAGAAAGAAAAAATACATATGGTACATCAAAAGGAACTACAAAAGATGGTGGTCAATACGATTCAAAAAAACAATATAGATTAGATGACAAGAAATTAACTGATATGCCTGAACAAAATATTAGTAAAATTATAATAAGAGATAGTGATGTTGCTTTTATAGGTGATAAATGGGTATATGATTTAGTAACTCCATATGTAAAAAGAGCAAATATAGACGCTGGTTGGAATTTTGATGTTGATTATTTTGAAGGGATACAGTTTACAGTTTACAAAAATAATGGATTTTACGGTTGGCACACAGACGGAGGATCAGATTTTTCATTTGCTTACAAAAAACAAATGAAATGGTTGGATCAAAAAAATGGCGATACTTTTGATATGGGTGGAGAAACACCTGATATTAATATGGTGGGTAAAGTTAGAAAATTGAGTATGACAATTAATTTAAGTGACCCAAATGATTACGAGGGTGGTGATTTAAAAATAGATACAAAATCTTTAGATGAGGAGAGTGTTCATAATGTAACACAAATAAAACCTCAAGGTTCTTTAGTTGTTTTTCCATCATATCTATATCATCAGGTTACTCCTGTTACTAAAGGAACAAGATATTCATTAGTTGTTTGGTGTTTAGGTAAACCTTTTAAATAATAAATATTACATTATGAGTATAGATGATAAAATAAACGAGGCACTTGGTATCTCTACCGAACAAAAGCCTGCCACAAAATCAGTAGTTAAAAAAGAATTTACTCCTCCTGTTCCTAGATTAGAAGATAAGGACAAAGAGGATGTAGATAATGATTACAAATACAGTAGAGAAAATTATTACAATCTAATTGAAAGAGGCCAAGACGCAATTCAAGGCATACTTGATATTGCAAACGAAAGTCAACATCCTAGAGCTTATGAAGTTGCTGGTAATCTAATCAAACAAGTGGCCGATACAGTTGACAAGTTACAAGATTTACAAGGCAAGCTTAAAACACTTAAAGATGT